CACACGTTCTACAGAGGTTGGAATTGTTCTAGTTGTGGTTATGATCCTAGAACAGACGAATTAAGATTTGGATACATCGATGATGAATATCATAAGTTAAGAGCCATGCGTGGTGTAATGCATGGAGACCATATACACCTTAAAAGTCGAGGAGGAGATGACTCCAAAAGCAACATTCAAACCCTGTGTGTTCTGTGTCATATGGCAAAAACCTATGGTGAAAAGGACTATTTGGGTTCAAAAAAGTTATCCACAGACTGAAAACCCGCATAGAATGGGACTTCTTTAATCACATTTTTGGTTGACTTTTTGGTAGTTCAGACTGTATAATAATATTATAACAAGGCAACAAACAGAGAGGCACAAATGCAAACACAAATAGACACATACATAGAAAACATTAAAAAAGATTATGTTGGTTGGAACAATCCAAAAACAGACTCAGAAAGAACTGTTAGAGACAATATGGTTAAAGAGTTCTGTGAAAGCATCACAGTAAAACCGGGCAAGAAATACATTAAAGTAATGACTGGTAATCATGGTAGTGGTAGATCAGTTCATTCGTTTATAGCAAGTAAAGACTTTGTATCTTCTAAAGGTGTAGAGTTTAAAAAAGGTGATATCCTAAAAGCGGCAAGTTGGGCAATACCGGCTCTGAATGCTCCAAGAGGTAACATTTTTGGTGAGTACATTGTTAAATGGACAGGTGCTTGTTATATGAATGGTCAAAAACAATTGATGGTTTAATGAGCGAATTAATAGAAAAACAATTAAACAAAATGTACAAACACTTTGAAAAAATAACAGGAGAAAAAAAGATGATAAAAGAAGATGTAAAACAAGTAGTTAAATTTGTAAACGCAAAAGTAGAACCAATGACAATGTGGGGAGTAGCCAAAGAGGCGGCTGTTGATGCCGTGGACACATATATGGAAGGTAAAGAAGAACCTATGTATTGTGGATTTGCTAATATCTCAATAAGACCTGCACAAGGTAAATTTGTTGGTTGGTTAAAGAAACAAGGTATTGGTAGCAATGGTTATAGAGGTGGTTGGAGAGTATCCTACTACGATATTATGCCAGAGAATCATCAGTACAGACACTGTCAATCTTTAGACATTAAAGAAGTGGCTTGTGATGCCTTTGCAAAGGTATTAGAAGAGCAGTATGGTTTGAACGTAATGAGCGAAAGTAGAGCAGACTAATTGGTTGACTTTTTGGTCATTAGAAACTATAATAATAAAATAAGGCAAATTAATTAAGGCAACATAAAGGGCACATATGAAAAACACAATATACGTACTAGAAGGCACTTACAGAAAAACTTCAGTAGAAAATCAAACTTTCCAACTTGTAAAAGGTTATCAACCACACCCTCACAAAGAAGGTGGATTCATTACTGTTAAAATAGAGGACTTGGCAAAGTATCCAGGTGCTACAAAAAATCAAATTAGAATTAATGTAGAGAATGAGAATCAATTAAGAGACTCTGCTCCAGAACAACCTAAAGAAGAATCGGATGCAGAAACTGTTGAAAGAATGAGACAACGTTTTGACATATTAACGGACATGACTAAAGCAACCAAAAGAGGTGATGTGAGAGCAATGATCGTAAGTGGCCCTCCAGGCGTAGGTAAATCGTTTGGTGTTGAGCAACTGCTTGATAGATATGGTGTTGTTAGTACATTGGGTAACACAAGACCCAAATACGAAGTTGTAAAAGGTGCAATGTCTCCAATAGGATTATATTGTAAATTATACAATTTTTCAGATGCTGACAATGTGTTGGTGTTTGATGACTGTGATTCTATCTTGTTAGACGATTTAAGTTTGAACATATTAAAAGCGGCTTTAGATTCTAAAAAGACTAGAAAAATTTGTTGGAACACAGACTCGCATATGTTGAGAAGAGAAGGTGTGCCAGATACTTTTGAATTTGCTGGTTCAGTGATCTTTATCACAAACATTAAATTCGACAATGTAAAAAGTAAAAAGTTGAGAGATCACCTAGAGGCATTAGAAAGTAGATGTCATTATATTGATCTAACAATTGATACTATTAGAGAGAAGATCCTAAGAATAAAACAAATTGTTACAGATGGTATGTTGAAATCACATGCATTACCAACTGAGACTGAACAGTCAATTGTGGCTTTTATAGATGACTACAAAAGACAATTGAGAGAAATCAGTCTTAGAACTGTGCTTAAAATTGCTGATTTGGCAAAAGCCTTTCCAGAAAATTGGAAAGATATGGCAAAACAAACAGTATTAAAACCAGTATAGGAGTTGACTTTGATGCCAAAAGATAATAAAATTAGTACAATGAGAACACAACCGCAAGACATTATTGCTAAACTAGAAGCAGACAACAGTAGATTGGCTAAAGAAAAGATTCTGTTAGATGCTATGAATGAAGGCTTGGATGAATTTTTCGAAGGCTTGAAAATGTGTTTGGACAAATTGTACACTTTTGGCGTCAAACAGGTGCCCACAAAAGATGAAGTTATATCTGCACAAGGTTGTAAATGGGAAGTGTTCAAAGAACTAGCAGAAAAATTACACGCAAGAGAACTCACAGGACATGCGGCAAGAGATGCCATTGAACTGGTAATGAGCTCGGCAACTGCTGAACAATGGAATGGATTTTACAGAAGAATATTAATAAAAGATTTAAGATGTGGAGTTTCAGAAAAAACTGTAAACTCTGTGGCTAAAAAGAATAAGTTTGGCAAGTACATGGTGCCCGTGTTTACTTGCCAACTTGCCCATGACAGTACAAACCATGAAAAGAAGTTGGTGGGCAAGAAGATGTTAGAAGTAAAACTAGATGGAGTGAGAGTGGTTACTATTGTATATCCAGATGGTAAAGTTGATATGTTCAGTCGTAATGGAAAAGAGTTTACTAACTTTGGACACATACAAACACAAATTAGTGATGTTGTTAAATCCAGTCCTCCACCGTACCCAGTTGTATTAGATGGTGAAGTAATGAGTGAAAACTTTCAAGACTTGATGAAACAGGTACATAGAAAGAGCGGAGGTACAGCCAAAGATGCAGTGCTTCATTTGTTTGATTTTTTACCATTAGAAGATTTTAAAAAAGGTGCTTGGGACAAAACACAGACGTTGAGAACTCAAATGTTAAAAGCCTGGTATGAACAACACAAAACCAATTTAGACGCCGTTACAGTGCTGGATCATGAAATTGTGAACTTAGACACACCTGAAGGTCAGAAGACGTACACAGAGGTGAATAAGAGGGCAGTAGAGGGTGGTTATGAAGGTATTATGATTAAAGATATTGATGCTTCGTATCAATGTAAAAGAAGTCATGCTTGGTTAAAATTAAAACCTTTCATAGAAGTAAGTTTAGAAGTAAAAGCCACTGAAGAAGGCACAGGTAGAAATGTAGGTAAATTGGGTGCTTTGATTTGTGAAGGTTTAGATGATGGCAAATTGATTAAAACAAATGTAGGTTCTGGTTTATCAGATGATAATAGAGATCAGTTTTGGCAACACAAGGATCAATTGATTGGTCAAATTGTGGAAGTGAGAGCAGATGCTGTCACAAAAAATCAGGATAGTGAAACAGAATACTCATTAAGATTTCCAAGATTTATGAGATTCAGAGGATTTGAAATTGGTGAAAAAATCTAAAGTGATTGCAGTAGGATATGAAAACATAAGATTAGAACCTTGGAACGGACCTCCATACATTTACTCTGTAAAAGTAAATGGCAAAATAAAACGAATGAGTGGATTTGATGAAGAACATATTAAGAATCAACTGTATCCAAAAAAAGCCACAATGATTAGAAAGATTAAAGATGTATAAACCATTACCAGACGGCATAACAATAAAAGAGTCAAGTGTACAAGGCTTGGGGTTATTTGCTACAAAAGATTTTGATCAAGACGTGGTGCTTGGCATTGTGCATATTATGAATAAAAATTTTTCACACGGAGCAATTAGAACTGCCTTAGGTGCATTTTACAATCATTCAGATAAACCTAATTGTAAGAACCTTGCAGGCTTCTGGCATCAACTGCCAGTAAAATATCTAGTAACAACGACACCTATTAAAGCAGGTGATGAACTGACTGCAAAATACTCTTTGTATAATGATTTTAAGGACCAGTGGTAATATAGATGGCTAAAAAGAAATACAATGCATACGATCATATGGCTCAATTAGGTAAAGTGACTGGCTTACTAGAAGCACAGACTAAAATTCAAAACCAATTGATCAAAGAACAAAAAAAATTAAAATTATTACAACAACTAGAATTAGTGAAGAATATTAAAAATGACTAAAGAAGTA